ACTAATGCAACATTTTGATTTTTAACTTCCCAAAAATGAAGTCCTCTATTACCCCATTCAGAAAATAAAATATTTAACGATCTTCGTGCTGTTTTTAATTGATAACCAGACGTACCTTGAATACCAATACGTTCGTAAGCGTCTTCTATTATTTCGTCTATGCTTAGGTTTTTATCAAAAACATAAGAGCCGGAAGTCGTGTTAGCCATCTAACCCCCTAACCGTCGTAGAATACAGTAATACTAGTTGCTAAATCTGTTGACCCTAAATTTATAAAAGAACCAGCATCAAATAGAATTCCATCGTCTGGTATATATGGATCTACTGGTGTTTGATCAGTATGCACTCCAATTTCTAATAATTTAGTTCCACTTGAAGAAGTGTTTTTAAAATCAATTAATCCTGCAGTTCCCGAAGGTACAATATGCATTCCTCTAACTCTAGTTCTTCCTGCAAAAACCACACCTGTTCCAGTTGTCGTAGCAGTAATTCCACAAGATACATTAGTACATGTTCCTGAGTGAGTTATACTTGTAACTTCAGTAAAAACTGTAGTTGTTGTAACTGTTGAAGTTCCAGCCGGTCCTGTAATTCCTGTTTGACTTACTGCACTACCGTCAACTCCAACTCCAGTTACATCAAAAGTAATTCCACTGTTAGAATCAGATGCTGTTGAAATAATAGTAACTGTAGTACCTAAGTTTCCAGGAACAAGAACTCCATCAGTATTAGTAAGATTCATACTTCCTGAACCACTATTAGTTTGATTAGCACAAATAGCAGTTGTGTTTGCTCCACTAGCTGCAAAAGTTTTAGCTTTTACCTGTGATACGTTAGCCATAATTTTTCTCCATTAATTGCGAGCTCCCGAAGGAGCTCACATTAATTTATTAGTTAGTGTCGTTTATTTTTTGCAACCACTCAACGTTCAATACAGCATCACCAGCTGTTATTGCATCGTCAGTAATAGCACTCATAACAACAACTTTATCCATTTCATAACCACTTGCATCATCGTCAGATACGTTCAAACAATTTTTCATTTGAGCCGTAGTTTGATCGAAGTAAAGTGGGATATGATGATTACCAACTGCTTTAACATCATTGTCATCATCGCCTGCAAAGTAGTCGTGATCAAAACTATTAGTTAAAGATCCGGCTGCTTGTGCAACGTTTGAACCAATTTGCATATCAAAACCTGCTGTATCGAAAGCTGTAGTAACAATCAATTCAATATCAGTGATTCTAGACCATGCTGGAATTACAATGTTGTTTGCAAGGTTTTTATCTGTTGAGCTAGATGTTTGAGACAATGGATTAACATTGAATAAAGATCTGCATGCTACAGAAACACGAGCTGTTGCTAACACACCAACTTCTAGAGTACCTACAGTACCTGATCCAGAAACTGTAATAGATGTAAGTGTTTGATAAGTGTTAACTGAAGTAACTGATCCTGCGTTACCCATTGTTATACCTTCACTTATTACGTTTCCTAAAACATCTGTACCAGTAATAGTTGCAGTAAGACCTGAATCATTACCAGCAGAGTTTAAAGTAATGCAAGAAGCAGATTGAAATCCACCTACTGCAGTTATACCTGAAACGTTTGCTGTAACTGTGTCACTTACAAATGTAACGTCAGTTGTACCAGCTCCATTAGAACCAGTAATCGCTAGTCTGTTTGCATCTGTAGTAACCGCAAATTGCGCATACGTAAATGGAAACGACATAGTGTTTTTGACCCAAGCAGCATCTCTTACATTCGTGCCGATTGTAGTCCCTGTGTTTACTTGTATCGGTCCTGTTGTAATAGGTCCCGAAAAGTTTGTTTTTGCCATAATAATCCTCCAAGTTTAGATCATACAGTCTCTTGGCCGTCGACTATACGCGTCTGTATGAAATATTAATTATTGTATAGTGTGATTTTTATACAACAGTTTTGAGTAGAGCGCAAGAGAGTATGCAGTGCGGATAGGAATTTTCCAACGATGTAGCTTTTTATTAAGTAGCTACAGAAACTTGTGGAGCGGCGTCTTCCACCTTATTTAGCAAATGCTCTTTTTTAGCTTCTGCTATTTTTATATGGCTAATTACTTCTCTGACTTTTCTGTCAATCTTAACCATATTGAGAGTATATCTACCCTCTTTAAGATGCTCCTGCTCCCATTCTAGATCCAGACCCTTCTTCTGTGTGTAAAGGTCTTGTAGATGTGCTTGCATCTCCATCTATAACCTCCTCATAGGTTATTCTTTGTACTCTTGGATCCATCATTTCTCCAAGATGTTCCCATTTTATATCACCTTTTCCCAATTTGTCAATGATTGCATTTTCAATATCTAATGGGCCGTCTATGCAGTTTATAACAAAATCTGCGTGATATTGATAAGCATTAATTTGTATTCTGAAGTTTTTAGGGTGCATTTTTCCTTTCTATTTCTTAATTGTGGCGAGACTATGTCCCGCCACAAAAATTTAAGTATTACGCCCCTGGTGAAGCAAAGATACCTCTAGGGTCAGATACGCCGAAAACGTATCTTTCTCTAGCTTTGTATCTAACATTACCAGTATCGAAATCACCTTCCATCTTAGTAGATAGAGGAGTTCTTTCGAAATGTTTCATACCATTTGGCACGTCTGTAATAATGAAAAACGCATCAGTGTCTGTTAAGAAATTATTAACAGAGTATCCTTGAGGAATCATCCCCATAGATTTGATAGCGTTAACATCATTATCAGC